CGTCTACGGTCTGCTGTCGGTTCTGTTCGGTCATGGTGTGTTCCTCCTTGGGTTGCAAAAGGGTGTGCAGCCATTCGCTGCGTCCGTCGCGTGCGTCCGTTCCGTCCGTTCCGTCCGTCGCCAGCGCGCCCGCGCCGAGGCTGGCGGCCAGCGCCTTGATCCGTTCTACGCCCAGGCAACGCGGCTCGGCAGGGGTGGGCGTGAGGCTAAATTCGACAATCGGCCAGCGCTTGATCTGCCCGGCGGCCCGCTGAACGAGGTGCGCTACCGAGCCGCTCGACCAGCCGAGCGCGCCCTGTTCGATCAGGCGCAGCACATCGCGCGCGTAGGCCCGCGAGCGTTCGAGCTGTGCCTCGATCCAGAGGCCGCGCCCATCGGGGACGATCTTGACCACGCGGCCCAACTCGTGCGCCGGCTCGTCCAGCGCGTGGTCATAAAAGACGGGCTTGACGGGCACCAGGTCGAGCCGGAAGTCGGTGTCGTCGCCAAACGTATCGCCCGCTAGATCCTGTGCGCCGAAGACGATGCCGTAGCCCGCCACCAGCGCATAATCATCGGTCAGGTGTTTAATCTCCAGCATGCTCTGCTCCTGTTGCGTCGGCGGGCAGCAGCGCGCTCCCCACCGGCAGCGGCGCCAGGCCCATCCAGGCCCGCGCCTCATCCACGGTCATCACCGGCTCGCCGGTCAGTTGTGCCACGGCAGACGCCTTGCGCAGTTCTGCCGCCTGAAACACTTCGAGCCGCTCCGGGTGAAATTGCCAGCGCAGCCCGGCCTGCTGCATGAGTTGCTCGTTCAGTGCCTCCTCGATCAGCAAGCCCTGGGGCACCACGGTCTGCTGATAGAAGTTGAGCGTATCTTGCTGGCTCGTCGCGTAGCTCGCCGCGTCGGCGCTCAGCAGCGAGTGCGGCACGCCCAGCGCAGCACAGACATCCTCGCGGCGCTGGCGGGTCAGGTCTTCGTTGACCGTGTCTTTCAGCCCGTCGCCAATGACGATAGGCTTGACCGTGCTGCGGATCGCCACGGTTTCCCAGGCCCGCCGCACGCCGCCCACGAGCCGCCGCCACCAGCTTTCCAGCCGGTCGAGTTCGGCCCGGCTCGGGTTTCCATCCACCGACAGCAATGTCGCCTTGATCGCCCCGCGCCGGAAAAACCCGTCCGTGAAGCGGTCGAGATTGTGCAGCACACCCGCCGCCGCCAGCGCCACCTGCGCCGGAGCCACGCCCGGCCCGATGTCGGCGCTCAGGCCCGGCTGCCAGATGTAGACCACATCGTCTAGCGCAAGCTGCTGCATGCCGCTGCCGTAGTTGCGCCCGAAGCCCACCAGCCCCCGCCGCGCGTCGTAGCGCGGCAGCATGCTGCTCGGCACCACCCAGCGCGGCGCGATGTTGCGCCCCAGCCGGTTCGTCTCCTTGAGCCAGTATGCCGCGCCATACAGGCACAGCGCCGCCTCCGTCTCGTACAGGCGCATTCGCATGCCGCGCAGCATCCCGCGATAGGCCGGGTCGTCTGTCACATCTTCCAGCAAGCCCGCCCGCTGCCGCCGCAGCGACCACGGCATACTCGAAAGCGCTTTGGCCCGCAGGTCAACGGCGCGGTAGAGGTAGGGCACCAGCCGATAGGCCCGCAGCGGCGTCAGTTCGCCAGGTACCGCGCCCGGTTCGTCCTCCGGCGCATACCAGTCGGCCCCGGCGAGCGCCGTGAGCGGCACGTTCTTCATTCCGTCAAATACGTAATGCATTGCGTTCACCTCCTTTCGTTCGAGAGTTCTATCCTTACTGGCATTCACCAGAGAAGGAGCGATCCGGTGTCCTGGCACGCCGACCACGCCAGCGCCAGCGCCATCACGCAGTCGTCGTGCTGCCCTGGCGGCGCGCCGTAGCGCAGCAGGCCGGAGGGCAGGCGCTCAAGCTCAAAAGCGTGCAGTTCGCTGAGCAATACCGGGTCGTCCAGCACGCGCAGCGTCCCCTGCTCAAAGGCCAGCGCCAGCCCGTCGATCAGGCGCATTTTGCTGGCGTTGCTCGTCACAAACGGCTGCACCGGCAGGCCGAGGCGCTGCACCTGTTCGAGCAGCGGCAGCCCGATGCTGTTCTGTTCGGCCAGGATCACCACCGGCCCGAAGCGCTCGGCCATCGCGTCGAGCCGCCCAAGCTGCACCTGGTAGTCGATCTGGTTGAAGCGGTCGAGGGCTACCAGTTCGCGGGTCGTGCTGTCGATCACGGCCAGCACGGTATAGTCGGACTGCCGCCCCCAGTCCACGCCCATCACGTAGGCATGGCCCGGCTGTGCCGCCTGCTGCGGTGTTGCCGTCGCCGCCTCGTTGACGTGTCGAAAGACACTGCCCGCGTCGTCGAGAAAAGCGGCTAGAAACTCCTGCCGAAACACGCGCTCGGGCAACTCCTCCCGCGCCGCCTCAACCTCGCTGGCGCGGATATGCGGATTGGCACTGGTTGGCATCTGCCACGAACGCCACCCGCTCAGGCTGCCCGCCCCGGAGCGCTGCCCCTTGATGAAGCACTGCCAGAAGAAATCGCGCCCCCGCGGCGTGCTGAGCAGCCAGGCATCGCCCTGCAAGTCGGCCAGCGTGGGCCGAATAACCATCTGCCATGCCCGCTCCAGGTCGGGCACCATCGCCGCCTCATCAATCACCACGCGGCGATATTTGCGCCCGCGTACGGCGTCGGCGTGCTCCAGGCTCCACATCTCCACCAGCCCGCCGGTCAGCAGTTCCAGCCGGTGCTGCTGCGCGTTGGCCCGCTGCACAAGCGGCTGCAGCGTATCGCGCACGCTGCGCCACACGCCCGCCAGCATCTTGTGCGTCGGACTAAAGAAGGCCACCGGCGTGCCGTGCAGCGCCGCCTGGATCAGCCGGTCGGTGCCGAGCACGGTTTTGCCGAAGCGCCGCCCGCAGGCCAGCACATTCCAGCGCCCCGCCTCCGCCACGATGCGCCGCTGGGCGCTGTGCAGCGCGGGCAATACCAGGCGTACCTCGCGCCGGGGTGGCTGCTTCTTCGCTGACATTACGCCTGCTCCTGCTCGCCGCCGCTCGGCTGCTCGTCGGGGGGTGGCGGCTCCTCGGCATATTCCACGCGCACAGTGAGCGCGGGCGCGGGCGCGTCGTCGTCGTCCGGCTCCGGCGAACCCGCCGCCGTACGCACCAGGCGCGCCGCCTGGTCGATCAGGACGCCCGCGTCGCGCCAGTTCCATTTGGTATCTTCCAGCGGGCGCGAAAGCATCTCGCGCGCCTTCGCCAGCAATGCCTGCGCCGTGTGCCATTCTTCCTCGCGCTCCAGGCTCAGCCGCTCGTGCCACTTCTGGGCCTCGGTGCGGGCGGCCTCCTCCAGAACGAGCTTGCGCTCTTCGTCCTCCAGCTTCAGGCGGTAGGCATCGTAGGCCCGCGCCCGCTCCACCCAGCCATAGCGCGCCGACCAGCGCGTCAGCGTCGAGCGATTGATCTGGCACTGCTGCGCCGCCTGCCGCAGCGAGCGCCGCGGCCCCAGGTCGAAATACACACGCGCCGCCTCATAGATGTGGGCTGGCTCGTCGGGCTGTTGTTCCCAGGAAGGTGTGGTCTGCATAGTGCCCCGCTCTTATCGTTCCGCCTGCCGCAATACCCAGACTGCGCGCCGCGTATTCAGCCGCAGCGCAATATTTCCCGCTGCTGCGCCCAGGCACAGCGCCGCGCTCGCGGGCACGCGCCCGCCCGCCCCCCATGCCTGCGCGAGCGCCAGCGCCGCCACCAGCACGTTGAACCACACCACGCGGCTCAGCAGCACATGCGTGCCTGCATGCGCCCCCGCCACCGGCCAGCAGCAGCGGCGCATGCGGCGCGCGCGCACTTCGCGGTCAGTCCAGAATGCCAGCAGCGCCTGCGGTGGCGGCATCGTCTGTGCCGTATCGGTTATGTGTTGCTGCATGTTGTACATATGCGCCCCCTTCACCAGTCAGAGAATATCGTTCGGCACTCCAAAATACCTTTTGACAATAAGTCATACGACAACATATCGTCGATGTCATCGTATCACGCGGGTTTGCGCCCGAACAAAATCCCCTTCAACGCACCAGAAAGCCACAAAACAGGCGTATTGCAAATTTCCCATAAAACGAAAACGTCTTTTTGGGGCAGTATAATAATTCTCTAAGCTAGAAAAAAAGCCCCGCATGCGTTCATGTGGAATTTTCGCAGATCGAAAAAAGCCCCGCCGAGCGGAGAACACTCGCCAGGGCAACTCGCGCCAGCAGCGCCACATACTTGACGCACTCGCGTGACAATGGTACAGTACACACAATCTTGAGTTATTTACTTTAGATATGAGCACAGCCATTCCACGCTGGCCGGAAAGAGCAGGGACATTATGCGTATCTCAAGCAAAGGTGAATACGGTATCCGGGCATTGTTCGACCTCGCCCAGCACTACGGGCAGGGCCTCGTCCAGAGCGACGACATCGCCCAGCGCCAGGGCATCCCGGTCAACTACCTGAACCAGATGCTCATCACGCTGCGCAAGGCGGGCCTCATCGAGAGCCAGCGCGGCCCCCAGGGCGGCCATACGCTCGCCCGCGCTCCCGAACAGATCACGCTGCTCGAAGCGCTCGTCGCCCTCGAAGGCACCCTGATGCACCACGACAGTGGGCGCGACGATCTTTCGCCCGCGCAGCCAGAAGACAGCGAGTTCATCCACGATGTGTGGGGGCACCTGCGCCAGACCATCGAAACCACGCTCTCACAGATCACGCTCGAAGACCTGTGCCAGCGCAAGCGCCAGCGCACCGGCCATATGATGTACTACATCTAGCCGCCACACCCGCCCATCTCATCATCCTCTCACCCAACACCTGCCATAACACCCCTGGCAGGTGTTGTAGATTACAGACACCTCAACAGAAATTGTGCAAAATGTAGACACAACCTGTGCAGGTATTGCACAGGCCCATCCAACCCATCGACTACATAACACACTGAACGGCAGCACAACGGCGCAAAGCGCCCCGCAGCCGTCCAATGCAAAACCTGTGCAACGTAGGCCGCACACGCGCACAACCTGTGCAAAACCTGTGTGGTATGTCCGACCCGATCCGAGAAAGGGACGCCCGATGACCGTCTACAACACAGCTTCCGCCGACCCGGTGGCAATCCTGACCGCCGCCGAGCGGCACCACCATACAACGCCCGCGCGCCGCGCTACGCCGCAGGCCGCGAGCATGCAGCAGCTTTTCGAGCACGCCGGTATCCGCGACGAACTGGCCGCCCTCGAACGCCTGCTGCTCGAACGCAGCACCTCGCGCGTGCCCGCCATCGCTGAGGCAGGCGCCTATACCATCCGCGCTGGCGGCAAGCGCTTGCGCGCCGCGATGGTGCTGCTCGCTGCGCGCCTGGGCCGCCCCAACGCCGCCCACGCGCAGCACGCCGCGGCGGCAGTCGAACTGATCCACGCTGCCTCGCTCGTCCACGATGACCTGGTTGATCAGGCCGACCGCCGCCGCGGACAAACAACCGTCCACCGCCGCTGGGATAACGACACAGCCTTGATGCTCGGCGACTACTTCTTCGCCCTCGCCGCCGCCGAGATGGCCCGCTGCGCCGACCAGCGCATCATCCGCTTCTATGCCCATGCCGTGCAGACCATCGTCACCGGCGAACTGCACCCCGTCACCGATGCAACGCCCTACGACACCGCACTGCGCCAGTACCTTACCAAGACCGGCGCCAAAACCGCCGCGCTCTTTGAGGCAGGCTGCAAGGCGGGCATGGTCGTCGCTGGCGGCAGTAGCGAAGATATCGACGCGCTAGGCCGCTACGGCTACCATATGGGCCTCGCCTTCCAGATGGTCGATGATATGCTCGACTTCACCGGCGACGAGCGCACGCTCGGCAAGCCCGCCGGGAACGACCTGCGCCAGGGCACCATCACGCTGCCGCTCATCCACGCCGTCGCCAACGGCGGCAGCACATGGCTGCACGACATCGCTAGCGCCCCGGCAGGCAGCCTGACCGACGCACAGGTCGCCCGCGCCATCGACGAAGTGATCGCCCAGGGCGGCATACGCGCCACCCAGGCCGCCGCCGAAGCCGACGCGCGCCGCGCCATCGCCAGCCTGGAACGCTTTGCGCCCGGCCCGGCGCGGCAGGCGCTCACCGACCTGGCCCGCTTTGTGCTGGCCCGCCAGACCTAGCGCCAGCATGCGCCGTGATGCATATTTTTGCACGCAACCGCACGGAAACGGCGTACACAAAGCATAGAAGGCTCGTTTACCTTCTGATAACATTGGGTACATATTTGAACGATAGGCCACGACATCAAAGACAACATTGTAGTTATGAAAGCAAAATGAGAAAAAACGATTCGGTTTAATGCAACATACACACAGAGAGAGGCGTCAAATGGGAACAAAACTGAGTGAAAAGATCGCTGTGATTACTGGCGGCGGGCGCGGCATCGGACGCGCCATCGCCCTGGCCTATGCTCGCGAAGGCGCTGCCGTCGTCGTCGCCGCCCGCAGCGAGGATGAAATCGCCGAAACCGTCTGGCTTATTGAAGAACTCGGACAGCGTGGTCACGCCATCCGTACCGATGTTCGCAGCAGCGACCACATCGACGAACTCGTGGCACAGACCTTGCACATGTATGGTGTCCCAGACATCCTGGTCAACAGCGCTGGCGTCGGGCTACGCGCTCCGCTCCTCGAAATCAACGAAGAACACTGGGACGCTGTACACGACACATTGCTCAAGGGGACATTCCTGGCAACGCGCGGCTTCGTCCAGCATATGC